ACGGCTCTGGTGTGGGTGAACGAAAGCAACGTATGTTTCGCCCAACCGTGGGATGTTCTTGGTAGCAAGTGTTTCAACTGCATCTTTAACGGTTGCGGTTGTTAGGGAGAAGTTACCAGTCATCGCAGAGCGTGAGCCACCCTTAGTTCCGTAATCGTACCAGTTATTAACAGCACTTGAGCTACCACGATCGTAACCATAAATAACCGAGGTAGCACCGTAAAGTGTATCGCGGGAAATCTGGTCAAGGTAGATTGCCATGTTGCGACCTAGAAGACGTGAGGCAGAAGCCATAACATCATCAAAGGAAGCATTTAGTAGAAGTTCCGAAACAGCAAGCGCGTAGCCGTGTTCTGAAACTGTAATGCTGAACTGCTGTGCAGTCAAAGCATTTGTAGTCATACGTACACCTTCAACCAATGGCTGTGCAAAGCCAAGGTTGTTGTAACGCATGAAGTTAATCTGAAGACCTGGTGCAACACCAAGCTCAGTCTTCTTTACTGCAAACTGCTCAAAGCGAAGGATTGGCATAGCCTGGAACAAGATTTCCTTGGACCAGATTTGCTGAATCGCCTGAGTCAGTTGGCTGTTTGTGCCTGAATAGGCGGTAGGTGACGCGGCGAGATTGCCTGTACCTGTTAGTGAGCTAGCCACTTGTGACTCCTAGTTAGTTAGTTGTGGGTGATTAGGGAACTTAACCGAGCAAGCCCTTTGACTTACCTTGAGCATTAGGGCTCAAAAGTTGGTCTCTGTACTTTGCGTAATCGTTGATGGACATGGCTTCAATATCTGCAGCCGTAAACTGTCTTGTGCCCGTATTGATGTCCATCGGTCCAGCATCAGGGGGCGTGGTTACCCTCGTCCCTGTCATATCCCTGCGAGCAGCTTGCATTGCTTGCTGTGCTGATTCAAGGATACTTGAGGTCTTGGTCTTTAGTCCCGCGATACTTTGTTCAATTTCTTCGGTAGTGTTACCTTGTACATAGTCAAGAAGGTCAGGAATGATATTTTCTCTTTCCTGTTCAATTCGCTGTGTACGGTAGTTTTGGAGTTCCGTAAACGCACGTTCACGATCCAGCAGAGCAAAAGCTCGTTCGCGCTCATTGCGCTCACGTTCCAACTGCTCCCGCAATTCCTGTTCCTTTTGGGACAGAAGTTCACGTACGTCTGTCTCTTCCTCTTGTTTACGCTTGGCTTTTAAAGCCTTTTCGGCTTCTTGGGCTGCTTGTAAAGCATCCTTTTCTTCATCCTTGCGTTTCAAAGCATCAAGTTCTTCTTTTAGCTTATCAATCTGAGGGTAGAGCTTTTCTTTTTCCTGACTACGAACTTTAGCTAAGTCATCTTCTGTGTAGAATTTTGACTTAGTTTCTGGTGTAGTCGTTGTAGCAGCAGGTGCGTCAACGCCCATTGGCGCTGCTACTGGAGGTGTAACATTTGATACGGCTGCTGCTTCTGCAGCAAATGCATCCATGTCGGCATTCACGGTTGTTTCCATGATATTTCCTTAGTTTTCTCTGGGTCGTTTTCCAACTGGGATTTTTCCCTTATCACATGTGACCAAACAATTGTTTATATACTTATTTTTGTACGAAGAGTAGGGTTTGTCTTACTAAACTCCTAATAATCGCCTGACGGAACCCTTCTATTTGGTAGAGTTGTTCCGTAAGCTTTTGTAACCAAATCAATGCGGAGCTGCTGTTCAGCTTGCTCGGACGCCATTGTTGCTTGGTCAATGATTGGCATAGGCATTGCAGGAGGCACTTCTCCAGATTTACCCTTGCCTGCTGGTGGCCCACCAGGTTGCCCTGGACCCATTGGTACTGGTTGTCCACCAAGACCACCAGACAACATGCCAGTAAGTTCAGCAATAGTATTTTCAATTTGAGTCTGTACAAGCTTGACAGCACCATCTGCTTTAGCATCTTGAAGTAGTTCAGCGCGTATTTCTTCAAGCTTTTCGTATGGGAATTCTTCACCAAGAGCACGTAAAGCGCCAGCCTTTGACTCCAGACCCAAAGACATTTTAGTTTGTACTTCGTTAAGAACGATCAACTTATCTAATGGAAGTGGTGGCAAGAAATGTACATAGTTTTCGTAAGTAATAGGGTCATTAATATCAAGCATTTGGGCTTCGCCAAGTTGCAAACTTCCCTCTTGCGCAGGGTTCCACACCATTGCTTCAGGTTCTTTAATAGCAAGGTTAAGCAAAATAAGTTCGTTAATGCGTTGAATACCATGTGAATACTGTGTAATCTTTTGATTCCACTTGTTCATTAATGGTTGGAAAGTAATAGAAAGCGCAACGCCAGAAGTATTAGAAATAGGAACAGCTTGACCAAGAGCAGTTTCAGGTACGCCTGTCATTTCGTGCATAGCTTTTTTCATAAGAGCCATAAAATCCATAGCGCCTTTAAGCCCTTGGGCACCACCCTCAAGGTTTTCAACCTTAGCGTCTTTAGGTAATCCACCCCAAACCTTGTTAGCACCTTTTTCTAATTGGTTTGCTTTAGCGCCAATAATTACAGTAACAGGGGCAGCATGGTAATTAACAATGTCAGCAATATCAGTTGCAACTTCATTGTAAGTTCTATTGATTGGAATAATGTCGTAGCAATCAGATAAACCCCAAGGAGAGCCAGAAACTCTAATGTTTGGAATATGAATTACAGGAATAACCCCAAGTGGGTTAGGGCGTGAGTCAATAAGCTCATCATTAATGTATTCCTCAATAATGTCATCTGTGAGGATTTCAGTGTATGTAAATACCTGCCGAGTTCCTTCAAGCGAGGTGCCCCAGAATCGGTACTTTAGCTTGAAACGGATTAACCGTTCGCGGTCATGCGGATGGAACTCGGGGAAACAAAAAGATGCATTAAGTGGCAGAATACGAACTTTACCTCTATGGGCACGTCCTACAGAATCTGCATATGGTTCTTCATAAGCGACTTTAACAAAACAATCACCAGATACAGCGCCTTGCTGACCCATTTCCCAAAGGACTGTGCCTTTATCATTATCTTGTGACCATACGCGCTCAAGCAAATCAGGGACAATACCCTCAGTTTGCTTAGGGCTACGGAAATGGCAACCATGACTAAATGAAAAATTAATAATATAGTCTGTGAGCGCACGGTAGTAATTAAGTACCATAGAGGTCTCACCAGCTTGGCGGCGATAAGAGGTGTGGTGGCCTAGGTACATTGCCCAGTTAAGAGAATAACGATTTAAGCGAGGACCGTGAACCTCAAACTCTTCATCTGCAAGTTCTACAAGACCAAGAGGAGAAATAGAGATAGTTAAGTCAGATGACGCAGCCCGATAACTGGGTGGGGAAAAGTCAATACTCATTATTTCACCTCACTTCTTCTCTATCAAATAATAGCACATTAACCACGAAGGCGTTCGCCACGAATACTGCCACGCCCAACATTTTTTGTGACCTTGTGCTTCTGCGCTGCAACTTGTGCATCCATGCGTTCTTGTACGTAGTCTCTAAATCGTGGATCAATCTGGCTTTCTTTATCTACAAACTTTCCACCTACCTGTGCATAACGAGAATGTACCCAGTGGGCAGCAGCAGGAGATGGGTAAACTCGGAAACGAGATTTTGCCTGAGCAACATACATGTTCCACAGTTTAGGGTTAGCAGGAAGCTGTTTAGGACCTTCCTTAACCGATTTACCTTGAATCAAAGCCATAAAAAATCCTTAGTCCCCTCTGCTTTTGACAGAGGGGAACATAAGTGTTATTAGTCTTGTACGACAGATGGGTTTAAGCGGAATTGGTGTCCACCATCACGAAAAACTTCTGCAAACTCAGTTACACCATGATCTGCAAAAGCTTCGCTTGCAAAATCTTGGAGAACGGTTGGGGCTTCCACCCATGAGCAAGAGCCTACGTGAGCGCGTTCGCGCATTGTTTCTTCTGGGTACTTTTCGAATACGTTCTGGTTATGGTTTGGACGACCAGGTGCTGGCAAGTATCCCTGCATAGCACCCTTAGTGAATTCCATAGGAACGTCAGTATCTGTAGCGATACCTTCTTCAAAACGAAGTGGACCACGTTGACCAGGCAGAGCTGGACCCATAGTGCGATCGTAAATAGTACCTGGGCGCTCAGGGAACTGAGGCGTTGGTGCGATATTCATTGACATGGAGAGTCTCCTTAAAGTAAGGTTGAGGTACCTCACTAAAAATTATCCCTGTTAATTAGGGATTAGTCAGAGTAAACTCAAATTACCTAGAGAAAAATGGAGAAGACGAAACTTCGGCTTCTGGCATGGTCATGTCTAAAGTTAGATAGCAAGCAATAGCCAAAGAATCAGCGTAATCATCATGAGCATGTGCTTCATCAGGGGCTTTAGCACTAAAATTAGGGCCTTGGAATTTAGTTTCTAAGTCAGTCATTTGCTGGTAAAACCGTTTATATGACCGTAATCTACGGGTTTTAGCATGAGCAGGGAAGCCAATCATACGGCGATCAATGAGTGCTTTAAGATGTTTCCAACGCTTTGACTGCTCTGATTGACTACTGTTTAACGGAATAACTTCAGCACGAGGTAACAGCAACTTTAAACGTTGGGCTACTGCGTCACCAACACCGTTGGCATCAACTCCTACAAGTAGGACATTGTAATTAGATAAGAAGTTAACAATTTGAAAGTATTGATCTTCCCAATCGTCCCCTTGAATTTCCATCCAATTAAGAATACGATGGTCATAATATCCAAATTCATCTGGCCTATCCCAGTCAACCCAGACCACAGTGACCACTGTAGAGTCCATTTTTCTAGCGGGGTCAATTCCTACAACTACTGGGGTACGGTTCCAAGCCCGTACAACTTCTTGGCTGGTATCCCCAAGCTCTTCCATTGTAGAAGATGTAATGAACATGCCTTTTTCAAGCATCCACTTGCAGTTGTAAGACATTTGGAATTCATCAGAATCTTCACCAATGCGTAGCATTTCTTTACGTACGAATTTATCGTATTTAGGATTAACCCTAGAAACATCTCGCCAGTCCCACTCAAAATGATTTCGTCTAGTTCCCCTAGATGTTTGTCGTCTTTTATTTAATTGAATAGAACGATAAAAGTTATTTTTAATATTAGTTGGGGTTCCAGTTTTAACCATTGTTCCTGAGTAATACGCAAGCATAGGAGAAATAGATTTAGAAACAATAAAGTCATCTGCGCCTTGGCACTCATCAATAACAATGAGATGAAAAGACTTAGATTCAATCTTGGCTCGTGGGTTAGCAGTCATCATCATAAGGCTACTGCCAGAGTTCTTAAGTCGAATTTGGCGTGTGATACCAGGAACTTTACCAAGAGAGTCATCAATTTCAGAATCGCTAAGAATTTCTTGAGCACGTTCAGATGTAAGACGATTTACAGTTCTACCAAATAAAGTTTCTACCTGACCCTCAACAGGGGCAAACATACCAATCCAAATACCATTTTTAAATTGACCAAGTAAGTCTGGATACATTTGAGCAAGGCGTGGAAGTAACACCATAAGTGTAGCTACTGTGTTAGCAATAGTTTCAGACTTGCCAGACTGACGAGCAGCAAGGGCTGTAATTTCTTCACCATCATTAATAATGACTGATTCCATAATACGCCGCGCTAGGGGCAGCTGATAAGGGTGAAGGGCATGTCCTACAAGATGATCCATAAATTGAAGCATGTTGTCAATAAGCTTATTAACAAACTCTTTAGAGAGTTCATCCATCTCATATTCTTCAACTTCTTCTGGGTCCTGCCCATCAAGAAAGTCCTCATCCGTATCATCTTCATAGAAAAGATGTTTTGGTGTTTCACTCATGTATCATCCAAACTAATAAAACCGATACGTATAGAATAGCGTAATAAAAGGGCCCTGGCGTGTAAGAAAGGAGGAAAGAACACACCAGAGCCCGTTGCCACCTTAGGAGAGGTTAAGAAGTGAGGCTCTCTAACTATAGCATATTTCGTTTTTTTATCTCATATGCGATAGCATGGATAGCCTCTGCACCTAATAACAAATCATTTAAATAAATTTTATCTGGTTGTTTTATATAGATACTAAGAGTTCTATTAGTTTCAGACATGGCTTGTTCAAACCATAAAGTTAGATCAGCACTAGGAATTTTTGATATTCTTTTGGCTACTTTCTCAGAAAAAGGCTTATCCCAGTTTTCTTTTTTACTGCCCCACATTAGCTCCACTCCCATATCTCATCAAGAGAAACATCCATTTCTCGTCCTAGAATAGCAGAAGTTAGTGCTGTGTCTTCATCTTGGGCGTGTCCCCAAAACCCTATAACAATACCAGGGCGGGTAAACGGTAACCGAAAAACTAGGCAACTGCCTCTTCGAAATGGAAACTCAATTTCATTTGACCAGCCTTTTTCTACAATAGGAAAAGGTTTTCTGTGTGGGTACTTAACATTTGTAACGTATAGTGGTCCGATTAAATCCATTAGTAAGATGCTCCAAAAGGTTTATTTTTGCTGTGGTGTCCTGGCACGTAAGTTTTCTTTTGCGTTTTTGCCGCTATATTAGCAAGACCCTTATATGCAGCATTTTGTTTAGCGCTTGTAGCCGCAGGTCCCATACTACTTGGAGGCCATCCAGCAAAAGGACCGTATTCAATAAATTCATTTTTAGAAGGAGAATTTCTAAAATCATCCCATGTTCTAGCATTTACATCATAGTAATTCCAAAGTGTTCCGTCACGAAATTGTACTGTAAGAATATAATTTTTTCTATCATATCCAGCAGTTCTAGTGCGTGGTCGCTCAGGATTAGTAGTAGATGTTTGTGTTGATTGAGCAGCCCATACATTACCATTTCTAGCATTTACTGGGGTAACCGCTTCTGCTTCAGTATCTGCTCTAGTCTCATCTTCATATGAATTAGGATCATTTCTAATCCCATCCATAAATAAATCATGCTTGCTAGGATTAAGAATTTGTTGTAGTTCTACTGGGTCTACAGCCATTAAATATCACACTCATGCAAATCTAGTTCGTCTTCTCGGACACGTTCATGACAATCATAGCAACGATACCATTTAGGAGGCTCAAAGTTGTTTTGCGCAGTAGCGCCTAGGGCAAAATCTGACCCATCTTCAGCAAAAGCTTGATCGTATTCATAATTAACAGGTTCTTTATGAAATAATTCTGGAGGAAATGGACCTATAGGACGCGTGACCCTATCAGGTACAGGATGTCCTTGAAAAGTTTCTACAGTCCTAATTACATGCATAGTACAAGAATAGCAAAAGGCCCCCAATTGGGGGCCTCTTAACTAGTAAGTTACTTACTGGCGCTGGCTACTTCAGTATCAACCTTTGCAAATGCTGCATCGATTTCATCATTAGTTAAATTACCATCAATAAGGTAAGAACGAGCTAATTCTTCGGAAACAACGGCAACACCCATAAGAGCTGCTAAACCAGCAGTTTTCCAAACGGCAATACCTACAAGGGAACCAGCACCAATAGTACCAAGCCCTGTTGCAATAATTACTGCAACCATACGTCCAAGAATGGACTTTGCTTTCTTTAACATTCCTTCTCCTAAGGATTATTCTTCAGTTTCTTCTACGTGTTGTTCAAACTTGCCTTCAAGTTTGGTTAATTTAAGTTCAATACGGTTAATAGCATCACGCATGCTAGAGCCACCGTTAGGCCTATATTGTTCTTCTAACTTATCAAGACGAGCGTTGAGTTTAACAAAAAACCGTGCTCCTGCATAAATAACAGCAAAAACTTCAATACCTGAGGTTATAAGTTGACCCCAAGAATTAATATTATTAATAAACATTTAAATAAATACCCTATGGGCGATGATGGACAATGCAAATGCCAAAATGTTGTACGTGTAAAAATCACTATTATAATTTTTACATAAAATTTCTTTTATGTCTTAGGCAACTTGCATTTGACAGTTAAATGGTGTAAGTTTTTTCTAACAACTCTATGGAGGACACATTGGCTACTGCCCCGTATTTTGACGGCTCTCAACCTTGTATGAAAGTAGACCCCGAAGTATTTTTTCCAGAAATGCCTGTAAGACCTAATGCAGAAGATAAAAGATACTATAGCATCGCTGTAGAGCAAGCTAAGGCAGTATGTAGTACTTGCCCATTTATTAACGAGTGTCTGTCTTACGCGCTTTACAACGACGTTACAGGGGTCTGGGGAGGCACTGTAGACACGGATAGAAATCAAATTAGAAAAAATAAAAAGATTTTACCACCAAAATCCATGTCTTTAGTAACAGCTCAATGGCTTAGGGCAAAATAAAAAAGCGCCCCCGAAGGAGCGCTTTTTTATTTGTAGTCTTATAGACCCTTGTAGTGAGTTAGGATAACAGCAAGTGTGTCTGTACCTGCGGTGAATGTATCACCAGCGGAAACAGATGTGCTGTTGTCTACCTTCTTCACAGCAGTTACTACACCGTTATTTGGAGTAACTGTTACGTCACCTGAGGTGTATGAACCGCTTACGCCAGTCTGATTAACTGTAATTGTAGTTGCAGCAGTTGATACAACATTTACGGTCTTTAGTGCATATGGGCTTGGTGATGAATAGCCTGACTTGTTATCAATCAGAACTGCGTCGCCAGCGCTAATCAAGTGACCTGAACCAACTGTGTAAGTAACCTGTGAAGAGGTAGTGCTTACGGCAGTTACTGACAAAGCAGCAGTTGGGGTTACATCTGAGTAAGCAGTAAATCCATTTGCTAACAGTGTCTGAACAGCGTTGGTATAAGTCTTACCAACAACACTTGGGAACTTGTAGGTTGGGAAGAAGTCTGGGTAACCAGTACGAGGAGTTGTAACAATTTCGTGGCTGTCTGAATTTGGATTCAGAGCAATTGGAGCTACTGTGTATGAAGGTCCCCACGCGTAGTCTGCACCGCCAACAAATGCTGTGCTACCTGATGCCCACGTAGTGCCCTTTTCAACCAAGTAACCAAACTTGCTTGAGTCAGCCGATACACCTGAAGCAGCAATTGGAAGCGCCTTGCTTGAGATCGTAAGCGGAGCAGCTGAAGTAGACACAGCAGGAGTACCTGATAACGTAACGCTTAGTGGGTAAGTTACGGTAACTTCCTTTGCAGAAGCTGTAGTAACTGTAGCTGTAGTGTTGTACGCTGACGCGCCTGTACCAGCTACTGTCACAGATTGACCAACAATAAAGTTGTTAGGCTGCGTAGCAGTTAATGTCTGACCAGTTGTTGATACACCAGTAACACCTGAGATAGGTGTTGCAGCTGTAGTTGCAGATACAGTCAATGTAGCAGCAGTTACGTTTGCAGAAGCAGTTGCAACACCTGTTGGCATAGCAACAACCAAAGCTCCAGCAGTAGCGCTGACAACTAAGAAGTTAGCATTAAATGCATCAGTGTTTGCTACACCAGTAACACCAGCAATAGTTGCAATTTGACCAGGAACAATAGAGCCAAATGAGGCTGCTTTTGTAATAGTTAGCTGATTGCTAGCAACAGCTAGTGTTGCACTAGATAGAGCAACTTGAGCTGGAGTGTTAATTGTGATGCTATTAGCTGTGGTAGCAGATACGGCTACGTCGTTAACTGTGTTAAGGTTTGCACCACCTACGAATCCATAAACGCTTACTGAGTCGCTGGTTGTAGCGTTATGCCCACCCTGAAGAACATACTGTACCGCAGTACCTGATACGACAATAGGAGCTGTAGTAGCAGCATTAATTGAGTATTTCTTAGCTGGAAGGCTAAACAGTGTGGATGACTGAGTAGAAATTACTGTGCCTGATACGTTGTACTCTGGCAAAGATGCACCAGCAGATGTAGCCGCTCCAGTAACAATAGTATCTTGACCAGCAATCAAACCGTGTGGAGAAACTGTCTTGTAAACAATGTTTTGAACGCTAGCTGATCCGACCTTAGTAAGTGCGCCTGGGTTAGCAGTAGTGTTAGCAACTTGAATATCAGTAGCGTTTGATGTAGATACAACACCAGTGATGTTGTACGCAGTTGGAACAATGCCATTGAATGATACGGTCTGACCTACAGCAATACCGTGACCACTTGGAACGGTGTAAGTAAACTTGGTTCCGTCACCAACAGTTCCAGTAACAGATACTGAACGAGGGCCAGCAGTTACAGCAGTAGTTGTAGCAACTACGGCCTGAACAGTTCCGCCTGTTAGTGTAATTGGAGCAATCTGACCAAATGAGTTAACTGAATCGTACTTGCCTGTAGCAGTGTTTACAACAGTAACCTGGGTTGAAGTTACAGATGAAACTTGAATTGAGTTAAAATTGAACTGTGAAGGAACAATACCGTCAATAGAAATCCATGAACCAGAGCTAAGAACTGCAGTTGGATCGCTGGCTACTGTGTAGACAATGGTTGAACCATTTGCAGTAACGCCAGAAATTGAAGCTGTAGTTTTGCTTGTAGCGCCTGTAGCAGCAAGACGACCATCGTTAGGCTGAATTGGGAATGAATCTCCCCACTCAAGGCCAACTTGGTAATTAGCAGCGGTATCAGCGGCTGTTGATGTTGGCAACCATGTGGTATCCCAAGGAGAGTTTGACTCATCGGCTGTGTTAAGAACATAACCTGTGCCAGTGCTAGCAGAAGATACCTGAGCGGTAGCCTTAACTGAGAAAGTAGTTGTACTACCAACAGCAGTAATAACTGCTGGGCGACCTGCACCTAGAGCCGTTGATACGTCTCCAACAGTTCCACCAGCTTTAACTACTAGATCTGGGCTGAAGTTGTAAGCAGCGACTGCAAATCCAAAGATAAGTACAGACTGACCAACCACAAAGTT